CAAAACCCGCGCTCCGCAGTTTGAACATACGTGCAACGCATAAAACTTAATCTTAGCATCAACGTCTGTCTCCCGCATAGGGCGCGAGTTTTGCTTGTGAACGCAGGCGTTAGCGCGCATCATCACATCAACATCACCTCACACTATAGTATGTGAAAAATATGAAGATCTCTCAGAATTTTCCTTGACGTGAAGTTATAGCTGTACCACATTTGTGACGCTATTGTCAGAATGTGGAATGAAATATTGATAAGCTCCGAAGAGTTCCGGATCGGCGACGACCGGGAAACCACATTCCGTGGCAATAGCAACTCTTCGGAGCTTTTTGTGTTTATGGGGTGTTTATTGTGCGATGATAGGCAACTTGTTTTACCAAGAGGATAAAGTCCTCACAGTAGAGCAAGTTATGCCCATGATCATCCTTAAAGTGGTATTTGTCGAACAAGGCAAAAATTTCTTGTTCAGTCATGGTTTCTATCGGTGGTGGAGTTATATCAAGGTGCTCTTCCATATTGTAAAGGAGGTACTATGCACAGGACATTCGTTTCATCTACCAATCTCAAATCTGTGGGGTACGATCCTGAAACACATACCTTAGAAGTTGAATTCCATGATGGCGCGGTGTATCAATATTTTCGTGTACCGCAACATGTGTATATGAGCTTGATGAATGCCTCTTCAAAAGGTGGATATTTAGATGACCACATTAAGAAGGGACAATATCGGTATCGAAAGATACGATAGTCGTGATCGAAAGTCAACATAAAACACAGCACAGGAATAATCAGGAGGGATTATGGAAACAGGGAATATCGCTACTGCACAGAAGAAAAAGAAAACCAGTACCGCCGGAAAAGGGTGTTTTTTGCAATTGCTTGGTTTGTTGTGTTTAGGGGGGTGGCTTGGAGGTCCAATATTCGGTCTGCTCGGTACTGTTTTTGCGGTTATCTTGTTCGTATACGGGTCACAAGCCTCGCAATACTTTGTGTGTGGCAATTGTGGGACACGATTAGAAGATAAAACAGTTCAAGAGTGTCCGAGTTGTCACAGGCAGTTTGAATAATCCCATACAGAGAATTGCTTGACATTCTAAAAGAACGGAATATAAAATTATGCCGAGGATAGGGTAGCTCCCGAAAGGCCGGTTTCCGTTGCCGGTCTTCCTCATCCATAAATCAACGGGTGATAATCCTGTAACGGGGAGGATATGTGATAGAAAAAGTGTTTGATATTGCCATAAAGGCGGCTGAGTTACTTAAAAGTAAGGTTTTTATAAAAATGGTACTCTTTTTGTGTATTGTTTCTGGAATATGCTTGCTTTTCCCTCAAAGCTGGCTTTCTGTTTTTGGTTTACAGCAGATTATTGCTACCTATAAGAACTATTTTGGCGGAGTATTTCTTATTACGGTTTCATATATTGTTGTAGATGTAGGTTGGGCGGTTGGATTATCTTTCAAAAAACGTTTTGCATCAAGACGTCATATTGTTGGAGTGAAAAATGCGCTTAATACGTTGGATACAAAAGAGAAGAGTGTCTTGCGAGAATTTACTTTCTTCCAAAAACAACATGCTGTATTACTTCCCCTTCTCGATCCTGCGGTGGTTGGCTTACTGAAGAAACGTATTCTTATGCAAATTTCGCAGGTCGGTGAACAAACTCCCTTGGGGCCTGTACATACATTTGAAATTACTGCGGAAGCGAAACCATTTGTCACCGAGGAGCTTTTAGAGTTAGCCGGAGAACTCGCCGAAGAAGAGCTTGTAAGGATCATCCAACAACGTCCAGCATTTATAGCAGCATTACAGGAAAGGGAGAAAAGACGACAGCAATATCTAACATCAGGGGATAGGTCAGTAATATAAAATAGGGGGAGTCGTCCCGCGTTGCTCCCGCTCTGTGATGTTTGGGAGGGCAGTACAAGCATTATACTTGTCGCGGCAGCAACGGGGTCAAGTGAGTTGCTAATATTAACAGGAGGAGTTGCACCGCACTTCGCGCCGTGCGTTACACTGAGGGCATTGATTTTTCTTGACATGCTCTTTATAGAGGGATATTATCTTATCTGCTACTAAAATAGAGAGAGGTAGCATTGTAAAATAAAATTAGCCCGAAGATTTCTGCCCATCGTGGCAGACGCCTTTTCTCTCTATTTGGCGGTAGCGATTTTCGGGCTTTTAGTTTATTACCCTGATAAAACACGGGATTGGGGCGATGAATGATATGACAAGATATACAGAAGTTTGTCAGCAAATAGCAGCCACAAAGAACAACATTAAAAAGTCACAGAGGAGATTTGCGGAAGTTGTTCTTCGCGGTTTCGCAGAATATTTAGGCTGCAAACCTGAAATGCTTCACGCTGATTTTGGTGAAGTCTTTTATGAAGATGCTGCGATCCGGTGTGATTTTGATCTTGCTGTAAAATTCAAAAACCTGGAAATCGAAGAAGACAGGATTGTTCAGAATTTGTCCTATGGATATGGGAAGAATGGTGATGAAGAACATTTTTCTGTGTGTGTTGGTGGTGGCAATTTCGATTTCCAGGCGTGTAAAGATGCTATTTTTGATCGCCTATTTGAGGAAGTGTCAATATAGTATTTTTGTCATATAGAAACAACATTGGCGTAGTTTCTTCCATGAAGCTATGTCAATGTTGTCTAAAATCGCCCTAACAAAGCGTTGCACAAAGACAAAACCCGCGCGCTGTAGTTTGAACATACGTGCAACGCATAAAACTTAATCTTAGCATCAACGTCTGTCTCCCGCATAGGGCGCGAGTTTTGCTTGTGAACGCAGGCGTTAGCGCTCTATTTGTAAACAGCGAAGAAATGTATTGACATAAGCGAAAACGATATGATACTTTGAGCATCATTCACAAAAGAGAGGATAGGGTCGCTCCCGAAAAGCGGGTATCCTGTTCCCGCCTGCCCTCTTTTTTTTATGTAACAGGAGTCCTTGAACAGGAAAGGAGCTAAACAATGCTGTATTTAGAACTTTTTAATGACAAAGTTCCGGTGCAAACAGAGTTGCGGGAAACAATTCTATCAAAACATACTGGGACAGAACTGAATGTCATAGAGGTTTCCCTAACATTCAGAAATGAAAACGGACATCGGGCTTTTTTAGACATTATTAGAGATAATAAGATTATAAGTTCCGTTGATGAAGAAGACCATAGGAAGAAGTGGAAAATTAGTAATAGCTCATATACTTACTCTAACGATAGTGGGCCTTATAGGCATACATTGGAACTTACTGAGCAGGAAGTCCTTTCAATCGAAAAATTAGTAATCAACGGTTTGTCTTTTCAGCCATATTTCTACAAAGAATCCATAGATGAAGACTCCTTGATTATTGATGCCAGAATACTTCTGACACCTGAAGAATATGAGAATTTTAAGAAAATAAGATATGGTGAGTTATATTTTCCAGTTGTCAGAGTAGGCATCAGCGAGCAAGAGAAAGAAATGCGTTTCGGACAGGGGCTGTGGTCTCAGAATGATGGCAAAATAAAACAGCATATCTGTTTGGTCGAAAGAAGCTATGACATCACCCATAAAAAGAGGGTTGGATTATATCCTGAAATTCCCAATATTATGGAAATGCTTGAAGATAATATTGAGATAATGGACAACCTATTGAACATACTATCGCAGAAAAATGTTTTGACAGACTCAGAATTACAGCAAGTTAAAGAAATTTCAACTGAGAAAGTACGGGAGAGACGTTTACTTTTCTATCGTATTGACGATATTGATGCAATAGAGCCATAAATAGATGATTTTGTAAGAGGTGAATTCTTTTATGATTAAAGCTCCGATAAGAATAAATGCAGAATTTGATGATAATGACAATGGTGTTCTATTTATTGATGGAACGCAATTGAAAGAAATCATTGCGAGAACAGTTGATCAAATTCTTGAAAAAAGGGAAAGTCTTTATCGTTTAGAGTTAAGAAGCGAAAAAGCTATCAAGAAAATACACTAAAGGGACGTAAGCGCTAACAAAAACATGCACAAGACCATGTCCGCGCGGTAGTTTTCAACATACTCCTCTCGCTTAAAGGTTTGGTGGTTTCGCATGCTTCGGTACCCGTCGTGAGGGGCGCGGACATGGCTTGTGATGTTCGGCGTTATGTGTCATCAGTAAGTTGAAGGTTGTTTTTAAAATGCCAAGAGATTATTTTGATTCTCCACGTAAAGCCGTAGATAAAACGTCTGCAACTGTTTTGTATGCTAAAGGCGTTCATTTTACATCGAAGAAAAAAATAACTGAGCGCCATTGGGAGGTTCAACCACCTGTTGTCCCTTTTAGGGGATGGAGTTACCACGATCTAACCGGAAAGCGCTTTGGTAGATTCCTAGTGATTGGCGTTTTTGATGGCGCTAAAAACTATCGCAAGAAAACATTATGGGTCGTGAAATGTGCTTGTGGCCGATATGAAACAAGGTCAAGAAGAGCCTTGTTAAACCCGAAGAACAAAGGAGATCGTTGTAATATCTGCAAAGAACTTGCCTATCAAAAAAGGGAAGATGATTTTAGACAGTATGGGAAGTACACAAAAGAGGCCTATGAATATTAACACATAACTGCCCTTATCGATCACTTGTGTGTTGTGCAAAAAACCATCTAAATCCGTAGTGTGACAGTCACTTAGGGAAATATTTCTCAAGCATGAATTCTTCACACGACATTTCCGGGTTTATCTTAGAAAAGTCAGCAAAGATCCTGTGATACACCCTCTGGTGTTTTTTCCTCTTTTTTTTGCTTGACAGTTCCCACACTCTATGGTGTGGTAATTTGTATGAGACAGATCGATTTATTCACAGGGTCTGGCATGTTTGTGTATGCGGCGTCTCAGGTTTTTCCCGATTATGAGCCGGTCGTGTTCTGTGAGAAAAACGCACAATGCCGGCGGGTGCTTCAAAAACGATGGCCCGATGTTCCCTGTGTGTCTGATATCCGAAAGTTACACGGTGATGAGTATGAATCAATTACGCTTGTTTCAGGTGGCGATCCCTGTCCTATCAGAAGCCGAGCGCGAAGCAATGGTCAAAGCAATACCCCAGACTTATCAGGACATTTCCTCAGAGTGGTTGGAGAGTGCCGGCCACGGTGGGTACTCCGCGAAAATGTTCCTTCATCAGATGATGTTGACTTTGCGACCGCATTGGAGTTGCTCGGATACGGATCGGTTATTGTCCGGACAGACGCCGCTCCGTTTACAGGTCAACAACGAATCCGAGATTTTATTGTCGCATCAAATCAAGAAGCCTGGCAAAGCACACTCCGGGAGTTATGTGAACTTCAAGGCAATTCAAGTTATTATACGCCGGGCTGTGCGTCGAGGCAGGTCATTCCGTGTCTTACTACGAACCGACAACGATACGATTCCCGTGATTGTTACATTTACGACGGAAGATTGCGAATCTTGGACTCTGAAGAGCGACAGCGATTTGCCGGCATGCCTAAAGGATGGCTTGATGGGTGTTCTCAAAGCAGCGTGGCAAGAATGACCGGCAATGCGGTCGTTCCTCATGTGGTTATCCCGTTATTCAAGATGATACAACAGATTGACCTGGTGAACAAATGACACCGAATGAATTGAAAGCCGCCCGTGAGAGAATTGAATTGAAACAACTGGAATTCGCCTGTCTGTTTAATACGACACAGCAACGCATTTCGGAATGGGAACGTGGAAAACGCCGGGTCAGTCCGTATGTGGCGAAGGCCATAACGTTCTTCCTGGATCTCCCGGAAGAGAAACAGCACGATGCGAAAAAAAAGGCCAGAGCACAGGCCAGAACATTGAAAAAACGCTATAACAAGGCGAGACATGAACGCACTCAACGTCAACAACAGCAGTGAGGCCCTGACCTCGAACGATATCCTGAATAAACTGTCAACGTCGTTCGATCTCATCGATCAACTCGATTTAACGACCGTCGATCCAGACGTCCTGGCGAAATTTGCGCAGAAGATTGCGAACAGCCGGGTAGAAGAGAAAGTCGAACGGGAAGCGGAAAAGCGCCGGTTTCCGTTGGGCGCGTATGTCGATGTCTGGATTCAGCGCTATCAGTCGCAAAAGACGCAGACAGCGTACCGGAAAGCGTATGAGATTTTTAAGACGTTTCTGGATACCCGGCGCACGCATGTTCTGGATGTGACGTCAGAGGTCGCTGATGAATATCTGCTCTTTTTGTATCAGATGTATCATCACAGCGACAAACAGAACCATGCCGTGACGATCCGACATCGGATCTGGTGTGTGTCCTCATTGTATGGCAAACTCGTTCGGGATCGGCATGTCCCGTCAAACCCATTTCACCACATAAAATTGCCGAAAGTGACGGTGTATCCGAAATACCGGGTTCCGCAAAAGTCGGAAGTCGAGGCACTGCTCCAGATGCTGTTGACGTGGCGAGATGCCTCGGAAGAGAGCGATATCCGAAAGACGCTCAGGGACAAGGCGATCTGGCAGTATCCTATGATTCTGCTGTTTTATCAGTATGGGGTTCGTGTCGGGATTATGCCGACGATTTCTATTCATGAGCGTCAAAAGGTACTCTATGGTACCTCGAAGGAGAAACCGATAGTCAAGCGTGGCTTGTCGAAAGAGTTAATCAAGTCGTTACGTGTGCTCCCTGACTACCCGGAGCCGTTCAAGGGTTTTAAGGTGGATTCGATCCGGCGCGGGATTCACACAACCTGTAGGCAGTTACACAAGCAGGGGATCGTGAAATATGCCTATAGTCCACATGACTTCAGGCACTATTACGCCATTAAAGAGTATCAGAAAGATCATGATTTGGAACGGGTCAGGAAAGAACTCGGACACAAAACCATCACCACCACGCAGCAGTACTTGCGCGGCCTGGGGGTGCTGGGAAATTGAGGTGATTTGATGAATATTGACGTAGCAGAATATCAGATGATTTGTCCCCAGATTCTCGCCTGTGAGGACGAAACGGAATGGAATGCGATAGTCTGGGAGTATATGGACACGCATGCGGAAGACTATCCCGATCCAGAGCGAGATTTTGATCGGGCTGAAAACGATCTGTTAGATAATTTCGGCTGTGACTCTGAGCAGGTGGACCATCTCAGGGCTCTCGATATTATCTGAAGGAAATTCCCTAGCACCATCAGGCTGCGCGGCCTGATGGTGCTAGTAGGGTGAACACAAGCAGGTAACGCGATGAACAAAATATGTAGAGTTATTATTGGGAAGAGCAAGTTTTTCGTGCAAGGAGGCAACCCTGACAAGCTGAAACAGATCGCCGACATACTCGACATGCCATTTGATAAGATTGTTCGGGTTGCGATCCCCATCAACCCTGATGTTATCAAGGTGTGGGCGATTGGTGAGTTGGCCGATCACTTGCGGGAAACGGGGTGAGGTGAGCGATGTATAAATTTGATATAATAGATCGAACCACGTTGAAGCATATTCAAGAAATTGAAGACAACCTGATCGCCTTTCGTGGGGTTCGGCAACTTTGGGCGAATGTCGTCGCTGGTGGAGTGTTGACCTGCTTTCATGCATTCTCTCCGCGACAGGAAGAAAAAGAGAATATCGCGAACGATTTGTATGAAGAGCAGTTGGCCCGGCTTTCGCAACTCACGACACATGCCCAGAAATTGCAAGAATACCTCAAACAGCAGAGGGAAAGGTGTGGTCACGATTGAATGGTACATCACCATTAACGGCGTCCGGTTCCGAGACGTGACGGATACCACCTTTGTCGGGCCTGGCTACTCCTACGAAGAAGCCTATGCTTTGACACAAGGGCGGCGTGTGTATTGTTCTCCACCACAGCCGGAACACGAGAACGAGGAATGGGCCGATCCGGACCCGTTCTGGAAGGGCCTGCCGAAATATAAGAAACGGAGAAAACGACAGAAACGCAGGGCGTGACGCCTGCGAGGAGGAAATACCATGAATATCCATATTTTTGACGATGGGTTTACGGTGATGCCGATTCAGACCCTGGATGAGATCCTTCCGGCGCGAGGAGGAACGGGCGGGTTGTTGGAACCATCCGGCATTGCTTATCATTATTGCGGGATTCAGACATTTGATGTTGGGCATCTTATGGCCTATGGCTTTCGCCGGTTTGGATACCCGGCAAATGGGTGGGATAACGATAAAGAACTCTGTAAGTGGATTCTTGTCACGCCAATGGAAGGCGTCTTTCTCACGGTAACGCCGACAAGTGTCTCGCCATTTGGGTATTTACTGAAAAATCCGTTGACGAGAGAACTTAGCAATGAGCAATCCGCTCTGTTTGTTGAATGGGGGAAACACTGCCACAAATGGGCCAAAGAGACGCACGGTGTTGTGTTGGTTGACTCAGGGCATTGGGCCGGGCAGTATACGGACGAGGAATTTGAATTCGCGTCTGAGGCATGGCTGCGGAAAACGTATCCAGATGAGTATACTGAAGAATCTGTCGAACAACTTGCCAAAAAAATTGAGGTTGCTGTGAAAGGCATCGCCTATCGTTTTTGGCATGAAAAACATGAAGAATGTCGAAAATTTGCTGATGAGTACAAACACAGTCATCCTCTCCCTGAACGGCAAAATAACTTGAGATGCCATGTTCTCAGTGATGATATCCCTGGAATTCCCTTTTGGAAGAGCTTGCCGGAAGAGAGTCTTGAACGACGGATGAATGAGGCGATTCAACGAACACTTTTCGATCTAAAACGTCCTGTGCCTGTTCGTGATTGGCAGCTTACCATCGATGGCAAAAATACTGACGATGAATTTTGTAAGTATGCTGTTGATGGAGACGGCGAGGAAACGGATGAATGCCTCTATGATTATTCTGTGCCGACAGCAAGGACTACCGGATATGGTGTCGATCTAGATACGGTTGGAAATAAAGACTGGTCTCATGTGCAAACGGCGTTTATTGACCAGTTCGGTTCGGTGAAAGCGGGAATACAGCACCTCGCAAAATTACTTGATTACGGGATGCTGACCAGCGCCTGCGAGGTGGAAATGCCATGAAAAATGAAGACGTTGCCATTCATACGGCATTGATCGCCTACATGATGGCAGAATGGAAATATTATGTGATCGCTGATATTCCAAAGGAGAATGACTGGAAGCTAAAATATCCGTCGTTTGATCACACGGGGTTGTTGGCCGATGTGATCAAACGGTTTCGTCCGGCGCTGTATGAGGTCATCTGGCAGGTGTCATGGGAAAGGGCCATCCCTATTATTCAGCGGTATATTCACCCGGATAATACGGCACAGGTCTTTGTCACGAAATATTGTGATGCCTGTGGAGACACAGCGGCGCAGGTGTCGTATCTTACGTTTCGCTGCGCGTCATGTGGAAAGGTGCTTGCGTCTGAAGACAGCGAGGAGGAAAACCGATGAATATTTTATACATTCCCCAGGGCCGTGCTCGTGAGTATGCCGATCTTGCCTGCAATCCCTACAATGGCTGTACGCACGGGTGTGAGTATTGCTATGGCAAGCGCTATAAACAAGAGGCGTACTATCAGGATGCCGCGCCAAAGCGTGACGTTATCGCGAAATTACGGAAAGATGTCTCACGCCTAAATGGACACACGCCGGAAATTCTCTTGAGTTTCCAGGGCGATGTGTACCAACATGCTGAGGTTGAGTTAGGGGTGACACGACAGGCGCTAGAACTCTTCATTGCGCACAACTTGCCGTTTACGATTTTGACGAAGGGTGGCAAGCGGGCAGTGCGAGACTTTGACTTGTTGGAACGCTATGACAAGGCGCGATTTGGGACAAGTCTCGTCTTCGACAATGATGAGAGTGCGGCGGAATGGGAACCGAACGCCGCCAGTATTTCAGAACGGATCGCGGTGCTTCGAGCCGCAAAGATACGCGGCATTCCGACGTGGGTCAGCATGGAACCAGTGATTTATCCAGGCCAAGCGTTGAACGTAGTCGAAATGTTGCATGATGTGGTCGATCATTGGAAGGTCGGCAAGTTGAACTATCACAAGGCCGCGCACGGCGTAGACTGGTTGAAATTTCGAGAGGACATCACGGAACAGCTTGAACGCTACGGCGCGAGCTATTACTTGAAACGGAGTTTGACTGAACTGAGGTGAAAAAGTAATGCCAAAACGCATACAACGAAAACGCACGAAAGGCTGGCGGATGCCTGAAAATGCCGTGTATGTCGGGCGTCCGACGAAATACGGGAACCCATACAAGGAAGGCATGCCGCTTCGTGACATCCCGGATATTTATGTTCACCGTTGCGGTATGGCTGATCTGCCAGCCAGCTACAAGATTACGAGAGAGGATGCGGTTCGGCTGTATGAGGCATTGATGGCGCAACTTTGCCAAAGTCCTGGGTATTTACAGCGGTTACAGCGCGAGCTTGGAGGCAAGGATCTTGTCTGCTGGTGTTCGCTGGATGGTCCGTGTCATGTGGATGTTCTACTCAAATTCGCGAATGGTGGAACGTCATGAAAACGTTGAGTATTAGACAACCCTGGAGTTGGCTTATCTTACACCAGGGCAAAAATATTGAAAACCGGACATGGTACACGCCCTATCGCGGCCCGTTGTTTATCCATGCCGGGAAGTTGTGGGATGAGAACATCCAAAGTGGGAAAGCTAGTATCGATCCGGAGATGTTCGATCTTGTGATGGAACGTTATGGCATCACGATAGAGATCGTCAAGCAGTGGATACGAGAGAGCGGCAAGCGGACGTTTGGCGAGGTCTTCTTGACGGGTGGCATTGTCGGCAAGGTCGATCTGGTGGATTGCGTGCAGAACCATCCGAGCATCTGGGCGATAAAAGGGCAGTGGCATTGGGTGCTGGAACACCCGGAGCCGTTGCCGTTCATGGCGTGTAAGGGACAACTCGGATTGTTCGAGGTGAAATACTATGGACAGTAAAAAATTGCAAGACTACATCCGTGAATGGCTGAAGCACTATCACGAACCGGCACAGTACAAAACGATTTTGGAACAGGCGGCCACGCCTCGAACCGGAAAGCAATGGACTGATGCCATTCAGTATTATGTCCGGGGCGTGAGCGCCCACAATCCTCGTAAACGAGAAATACGGGCCGCCTGTCAGGAACTGCTGAAACCCGTCTGACTGCACGCCATTTCTCTGTCCTCCAGAGCTAGGCTGAAACGCAGCCCCCACAAAAAATTCCTTGCCAAACCGCTCCCGCCCTGTTATCTTGTACCTAAATTCACAAGACGGCGAATTTTCGATACTAACAAAAGAGAAAGATTTATGTCATAATGCTTTAGGTATCCACTTAATGGCGAAACCAAAACCGAAAGCTGCCTGGGAAGAGGCGGAACGGCTCTATAAATTAGGCTATGATTTAGCGACCATAAAGAACCGTACAACAATCGCTAAATCTACCATCATTAAAAAAGCGAGAGTATGTGGATGGACAAAAGACGTTTGCCCAAAGCACGGCATTGATACCAGCATTGCCGATCTTGAGGTGGTAATTGGCGATCTCTCCTATTATGCACTCACCCTCTCGAAAGACAATTTCCAGGCACACCGAGATCTTTCTGTGACCATTGCGAATCACATGGCCTCCCGTGAAAAAATGCTGAATCAGGCCGAAGCCCTACCAGTCCTACAAATCATCGAAGGGGCGATGATGGCGATAGAGTGGATACGGGAACACTACGCCCTTGAAGATTCCACGCAGGCCGCGCACCTGTTGAATGACTGTCTTGAGGTCCACCGACAGAAACTTGCAGAATTAGGGCGGTGATGCGATGCTGAAACGCCGTCAACGCCGCTATCAAGAAAACGCTCGTCGTGCTGTTCATTTCACCGTAGCGGTCCCTACCGGGAAAGACGTCATCTTCCTCCCTGATCGTCTGGCATGCGAACGCGACATCCCTCTCTTCGGAAAAACCTACATTCCGGACTATGTGACTGCCGAGTATGCCCCGCATCATTTCTTGATGTTTCAGGCCATGCAAACCCGGACATCAAGGATCGTCTTAGTCCTTTTGCCGAGAGGGGCAGGCAAAAGCACGATCCTGTTTCTTATCGCCCTCCATGCCGTCTGTTATAGCCTGGAGCCGTATATCGTCCAGATCGAGCATGATGGCGATCTGGCCGGAACGATTGTCCAGAAATTCGTGAAGGTGTTTGAGGAAAATCAAAAGGTCATTCACGACTTTCCGGACGTGCGCCCATCTACGCCCTGGTCGCCGTCCAGCGGCGAACTGAATTTTACAAACGGCTGCATCATTCGATTTATGGGGTTGAACCAATTGAAAAGCCGTGGTTCAACCCATCATGAACACCGGATCACGCTCGCCATCTGTAATGATCTCGTTGACCTGAAGAACGCCAAAAGCCGGTCAGAGACAAAGTTTATCTATGACATGATCACAAAGGATCTGGCAAAGGCCGGGCCACTGCCTGGTGAAGGCATTTTACGACGGTGCTATTTAGGGACCTCGATCAGCCAGACGGACGCCGCGTGGCAACTGTCGCAGTCTCCGATGGTCAAGGTCATTAAGATTCCGGCGATCAATGGACATCCGGATCGGATCAAACAGTTAATGGCCGTGATCTCAGAAGACGCCCGTCACATCAGCGACTTTTGCGACCAGATCGAACGAGAGAAAGAGGCGCAACTTGACGCCGAGGAGATTTCCCCGGAGGAGTTGGAAATTACTGACCGGGAGCGCTGGGCATATATCCGCGCGAACCGGGAGAAATACGCGCCGTTTTTTGCGATCCCGGACGAAGGCGACGAAGACGGGTTTCTCGGAAGAGATGGCGCGTTACAGAGTTATTGGCCGGAGGTCTATTCGATGGCGTTTTTTGTGTTTGACGCGGCAGAGGACACTGGGGCCTTCATGCAAGAGCGCCAACATGTCACATCAGACGCGGCCTTTCAAAAGGTGTTCCGTGAGTGGTTTGTCCCGTATGACGGCACGTTACCACGTGGGCTCTATCGGTTCGGGTTGGCAATTGATACCAGTGGTGAGCCGAAAGAAGGCACGGATCCGATGGCGATTGTCGCAGGGGCGTTTAACCTGACAACACGGGATTTGTATATTCTGGAGGTCTGGAGCGATCAGGCCACACCGGAAAAGCTGCTCTCCGTCGCGCATGAGATCTATTGGCGGCAGTTTCGCACCCAGGATCGCACGGCCTCTGTCTTCCTCGAAGCGATTGTGTCGGCGAAAGGGTTAGGCCGGTCGTTTTTTCAGCAGGGGGCTGAAAATGCGCAACACAGACACCCGTCCCGCGCAGACTTCTGGGATCCATTGCCCGTAAAAGAGGTCCCGCCCGGAGGGAATAAGGATTTACGCCTGCTCGCCATCCGTCCGGAGCTTGAACAGCAACGCATTCATGTCATGAGCGGGCACTCGCAGCAGGATTTGCTTGTCACGCAATGGTGTGGCTGGATACCCGGAACGAATACCCATAAGCTGATGGAGATCGAGTATAAAATTGATACGGCTGACGCCATGACCATGCTGTATACACAATTACAGAAGCGCCCGCGCAAGAAACCCGCCCAGAGCCAGGAACCGCGCCGGAATCAACCACCGGCCCGCAGCGCGTATGACCGCTTTCGTCATCGATAAATGGAAGGAAAAGGAGATGTCTTGAACGTACCCTCCGAAGAAAATAATTAAATTTTTCACAAAACTTCTTGCGCATTTCTTCACGATCTGCTATAGTCCCCCCGCATGAATCATATCCTCCTCTTATGCCCAGATGAAAAAGACGCGACTTCATTTTACCGCGGTTGGGGGCCATTTGGCGACCTGGCCCGCGATCCTGACACACAAATCGTTTTACACCGTGCTGAACGGGTGGCCTGGTCCACGATTGCGGATAAGTCGCTTGTGGTGCTGCAGCGCCCGTGTACGTCATCCCATTTTGAGGTGCTCAAGATCGCCAGAGACTGTCAGGTCCCGGTCTGGTGTGATTGGGATGATCTGCTGTGGGAAATTCCGCCCGGCAATCAGGCCCGCCTCTATTACGTCGATCCCACGGCGGTTAAAAACGGCATCCTGAAATGTGCGGATATGGCGGATCGCGTCACCGTGTCAACAGCCGCCTTTCAACACGCCTTCCCGGAACGCTATCATGAGAAAATCCAGATCATCCGCAATCGGCTCCCGGTCCGCTGGCGGATCTGTACCGCCCCGCAGCCCCCGGGAGAACGGCTGAAACTTCTCTGGCGAGGGTCACAAACCCATGCAGCAGATTGGATCGATTCTGCTGACGGCATTCTGGCATTCTCGAAGCAGCACACCGTTGAATGGCATCTTGTCGGCATCGCCCCGCAATGGCTGATTGAACGACTCACAGCGCTCTGTCCTGTGTATCAACGGGGGGAAATTCCGATGGAAGCCTATTTTCGATGGCTGATCGCAGACGGGCCACGCGCAGACATGATGGTCGTCCCGCTCCGTGACAATGCCTTTAACCGGGCCAAAAGCAATATTGCCCAACTTGAGGCGACGTTTGGCGGCATGCTGACCGTGGGGCCGAAGTGGCCGGAATGGACAACCGGAATTGAGCAGGCTGATCGGCTGCTGTACGCCTCGCCCCAACAGATTGAATCACGCCTGGCGCGAGCAGCGGCATTGGCGCGAAATGGGACAGGGCCTGTCGTTGACGAATTGCAGCAGCACTTCTTGAGCGTCGCCGAGGTCTATGACACCCAATTTCGGCGTCATGTCGTCGGAGGTGGCGTATGATTTCGATTATTTTGAATGTCGGCCCGGCCCCCAGGGTCAAGATGCTGCATCGTTGCTTACCACAGACGTTTGCCCGCGCTGGATGGCAAGATATCGAATTTTTGGTCTGTGACAACGGCACAAATTCGCACGAGGTCGCCGATCTGATTCAGGCCCTCAACCCGGTCTATTTTCGGCGCAACCGTGAAAATCAGGGCAATTATCAGATGCTCAACCAATTGGTCCTCCGGGCATCCGGTGAGTATATTGCCTATATTGCCGGGGATATTGAATATCCGACACAATGGCTCAAGAAACTCGTGACAGCGGCAGCCGTGATCCCAGAGACCGGCATGGTAGGGTTCTATTGTGTGGGCAAGGATCACGGCACGCCGGAAGTCCGCAACGGGATCGCGATCAAGGTCGTGAAAGGGGCGGTGTTTGGCGGTGGTCTTTGGTCCCGATCGCTGCATGATCGGATCGGCTATTTCTATGAAGGGTATGGCAAGTACGGGCTAGGAGATTCTGATTGGGGCTTACGCATTCGACAGACGGGCCTGCTGAATTATTTTGTGGGGGATGACGTCTCTGTGCACCACGGCGACGATGTGGACGCAGACAGCGCCTATCGTCAGATGAAATGGGAGATCCTGCATACGGCCCTGTCGCATTTTTCAGCACGCAAACAGCAGATCCAGGCCGGGAACGTGTATGTCCCTCCGCCTGAACGAACGGAAGCAGATCTTCAATGAATAGAGCGATTGTGGCGGTCCTCGCCATCCATTTTGACACCCCGGCGCGTGAAGCGATCACGCGCTTGACCTGTGAGCGCCTGTTGTGGCAGACGGTTCCGATCAACGTGGTGGTCGTTGGCGACTCAGACGCAGAGTACCGCATGGCGAAAGAAACCGGCTGTCTGTACGTGCAACACAAAAACCTGCCCTTGTCAGAGAAATATCAGGCCGGGATCGACTACGCCCGCAAGTTGAACCCGCTGGCGATTGTGACAACCGGCTCAGACTCCTGGCTCACGGATGACTACTGCCGAATCGGGTATGACTACATGATGCGCAACCATCTTGATGTGACCGGGAAAAGCGTGTTTAACGTGCTGAATGTCGAGACCGGAGAGGTGATTGCACGCGGGTATCAGGGCAGCCGTGCCAGTGAGCCGGACGGCAACGGACGCATGATCACCGCCGCCGGGATGGACAAATTGAACTGGAAACTCTATCCGGACGGCGGGAACGTCAACGGGATCGATCACGCCTCGCATCAGATATGTCTGAAGGCCGGGTTGCACGTGGGCCTCATGAATGAAATTGAGAAGGTGAAGGTGTTGGAGTTGAAGTCGTCTCGTTGGCATTCCACAAATTCGTTTCAGACGCTCAGTACAGCGGCAAGTCTGGCGCACGGGTACGAGATTTCAGACGGGCGGACCTGGATGAATCATTGGTTTCCTGGCGGGCTGGCCGGGTTATACGTCTTGAATCATGGATAAAATTATCCTCGTTGTCCCCACGATCCGCGAAAACTGTATCACGCGCTTTCTCGACGCCTGGCGTGACGGCTTGCCACAGACGATTGTCGTAGAGGACAACCCGGAAAAGACCTTTCGTTTGTCCGGTGTCACGCAGTACGCCTGGAATGACATTGATCGGGATCTCCAAGAATATGCCTGGATTATTCCCCGGCGCTCTGATTGTATCCGTAGCTATGGGTTTTTGAAAGCGGCGCAAGCTGGGGCGGATATTATTGTTACCCTGGACGATGACTGCTTTCCGACAGACGACACACCGCCTGATAAATTTTTTGCCCTGCACGCTGACCGGCTCCTCTCCTCTGGTCACGATCCCGCGTGGCAATCCACAGTTGACGGGATCGACGTGCGGGGCATCCCGTATTTTCAGCGAGACCGCGAACACCCGGTCATGGTCAATCTTGGTCTCTGGAAAGGCGTGCTCGATCTTGACGCGCCTACACAACTCACCGATCAACGCACTCCTCAATTCACAAGCCTCCGCGAAGGCACGGCTCCGATCGGGACATACTTTCCGGTCTGTGGGATGAATTTGGCGTTTCGCGTGAAGATGCTGCCGGCCATGTATTTTTTGCTTATGGGGCAGGCATACCCGTTTGACCGATTCGGAGACATCTGGTGTGGACTGTTTGTGAAACGCATTCTTGACCACCTGCGCTTTTCGATGACCTACGGGCGTCCGTTTGTCCAGCACGCCCGCGCCTCAAACGTCTGGAAGAATCTTGAGAAGGAAACGCCGGGCCTGCCGATCAATGACACGCTCTGGAAGACGCTTGACGATGTTGTCCTGACCGGAAACACCGTCGCCGGGTGCTATCACCACTTGTCGCTTGCCTTGCCTGAAGGTGAGTATTGGGACCGACTGCGAGAGGCGATGTGGGTGTGGACGCTGCTTGTGAGGTGAGGGTGAACAATGGCGTATCTGATTCACCCCACCGATCTTCCAGACGTCTTGCGCATTACACCTGACGTCTACACCGACACACGCGGCGCGTTCTGCGTGTCCTATCGCGCGAAAACCTTTCAACAGCAGATTCCTGAGCCCTTCATCCAGGATAATTGCGTCTACTCGAAAGCCCGTGTCCTGCGGGGCCTACATTATCAAGAAGCCCCGTATGCCCAGGGCAAGCTTGTGACCGCCGTGCATGGTGAAATCTTTGACGTGGCCGTCGATCTCAGGCCGGACTCGCCCACCTTCCGGGAGTGGATCGGTGTCACGTTGTCCGATTACGCAGGCACGTTGCTCTATCTTCCGCCCGGCTTTGCGCATGGCTATTGCGTGCTGAGTCAAGATGCGGTGGTGTTGTATAAGGTGACGGCGGAGTATTGTTTTCCTGCGGAGCGCGGCATTCGCTGGGATGATCCGGCGCTCAAGATTACGTGGCCGATCGCGACGCCGATCCTGTCTGAGAAAGACGCCTTCTGGCCGTGGTTAGAACCGTTGTAAAAAATTTCACTTGACTTATTTCCCAGCCTTCGGTACACTTCCTCACAGAACATCACCGGACGCAAACACGGGCGTCTGTTTTTCTGTTGAGCGTTACACTCTATGATCATACCGGGCGCAAGTTCGCGCTTTCGACACCCACCATGCGCATGGTAGGCCGGGTCAGCCGCTACACACCCGGCGGCTACCTGCTCGCGTCCTCTCAAAATCCGGATGAATTGATCCGGCAGCGCGGGTTGCGTTGGTATAAAAAGATCGCTGCCGATCCGCAAGTCTTCGCCTCCCTCGATCTGCTGTACGCCGCTGTGTCCTCCTGTTGGAATTCCGCCGCCGGACAAATCCCGTCTGCTGAAGAATGGGAGGATCTACTGGCGAGCATTAGCCATCTGCCACCACAGCTTCAAGCGAAAGTTCTGGCGCAAACCGTGGAGGTCAGCGCCCCGCAAATCGTGCCGCCCAAAGATCCGACCCCAATGGAACTGAAAGCCACGGAGTTCGCCCGTTATACCCTTGACGAATTTTTGGGGCGTAATCGCAAGGAAGATAGCGACATCACCGGACGCGATTTTGGACGAGTCGTCGAAGAAACCCTCTCCTGTATTGAAGATGGCAAGGCGTGTCTGGAACTTGAGTGGCAGAAAATTCCTGACGGTCCCTGGAAAGGGAAATGGGGCATCAATGATTTCCTCTGGCGCTATCCGGAGTTTTTCACCTTTGACGACAACAATAAGCTCTGGATGAAAGAATGGCTCGGTTCGCTAGAGGGTACGATCCCCGTGCCGTCCAATAAAGTTGTGCTCGCCTCGTTTCACCCGAAATATGAGAACTACCACGGCCAAAGCATTCTGCACAGCCTCTCGTTTGCCACGGACCTGAAATGGAACTCCGAAAGTATGTGCGCGATCTCCGAGGAACGGTTTGGGATGCCCACAGTGGTTGGCTGGACGGATACGAGACGAGAAGGGATGTCTACTGACGATCTCCTGGTTATGCTCGAAAAGCTCCAGCGCGGGCAGTCGATGACATTGAACCAGGACGAAAAAGGCCACATTGAAGACGTGCAGTTCATGGAAACGTCCCGGCGAGGAGGCTCCTCGGAATATGACGTCACGATCCGGCGCAATAACCGCTACACCTCCAAAGTGCTCTTAGGCTCGGCCCTGGCCCTGGAAGAAGGAGATAACGGGTCGCTGGCACTGGCAGCAGCCACGGCGAAACCAAATTTTCGCTGGAAGATCCGGCGCTTAATCAAGCTGGTGAATTGGGTCCACAGCACACAGACCCTGGCCTGGATGACATTTTATAATTTCCCGGCAGGCACACGCCCGCCACGCTGCCAAATTCGGTTGACCGGGGATATTTCGCAATTTTTATTACAGGCGTCTTCGCCTGACAATCAGGCCGAGACAGAACACGAGTAACATTTAATGAAATTTTTCACTTGACAAGATAGGAAATGTTAGCCCATACTAAGAGGAACAACATACGATCTTTTTAACAGTATTGTACTAAGAATTGGCACAATCCTCTGAGAGTCCTGACGGGGGCGATCAGATTGGACGTGAAAGGGAGAATTCAAAAGCGCGGGCTCCCGTGTTGCCTGCGTTTGGCGATTCTCCCTTTTTTTGTGCCTGTAACAATGAAGAAAATTGACGAGGAGAAGACACAACAACCCACGCGAGACCACCAGAAGCACAACGACATGCTCGCACGATGGCAGGCGGTCAACGCCCCGCGTCGAACAGGCCAACACGGACGCCTGTTGAACGCATGACTACGACACGCCCGCTGTTCAGCGTGTATGACGACGGAACTATTGAAGGCCGGATTTCTCCGGTCTCCTTTTCGCTGGCCGCACAGCCTCAGCATCGCGCCACGCTCCAGGCCCCACGCGTCCTTGAGGAAACCTCAGAATTCCTGAAGTTACACTATCGCGCCCTCTCGCAGGCCCTGGTTTGGCAAGAAGGCTTTTTCGGGATGGTCGTTACGGATTTCTCGAAAGAGGGCGTCCTGAAACCGAGCGCCCCGCTGCTGAAAGATGTCACGGTCATGTCTGATCATCGGTTTTCCGCGGCTGAATATATCGGGATCGTGGATGACGCCTTTTGGACGGATGACATCAACGGCGTGCCCGTGTCCGGCATTGATGCGATCTATAAGCTTGATAAAAAGCCCCAACTTCCCCCGGAACACCCGCACCGCATCGTCGTGCGAGGGGTCGAACAAGGCTATATTAAAGGCTCTTCGGTTCGTGTCTGGTTCGATTACGAGAAATCCCATCCAACCCTCGATGATTGGTCGTTCTATGAGGCGATGGGCACGGAAGTGGATGGGCAGATCGTGCGCTTCATCGCCACCCATATCCGCCGCTACCTCGAAACCTCTATTGTGATTGCGGGCGCTGACCCTCTGGCGCAACCCGCTGACACCCTCGAAGACGACACCCGCGCTGATCTGGCGGCGTCGTTTTCGTCCGCCGGGTGGTCATTGCCTGACCGAAAGGCGATGGTCTCCCTCTCTGATAACCCTGAGCATAAGGAGAAACCACCTATGCCACGCAAAAAGACACAAGCCATGGACGCGGAAGATCAGGCCGTTGACGACGTGGTGGACGCTCCGGAAGAAGGGAAAGACACCCCTGTTGAAGACTCTCAAGAGACCCTGAAACAGGACACCCCGGACTCGGACGATACCATTGACGCCCCTGCTGATCGTGCCAGTGACGACGCTCCGGACGAAGCCCCGGAGACCGAACTCACTGAAGAGACGCAGGACGTAGAAAACGTCAGCACCAGCGCCGTCACCCCTGAACTGAACGCGGCGATCAAAGATGCGGTTGCACAGGCATTACAAACCCAGCGCGAAGCCTTCGATCAGGAAAAGGCTGATCTGGAAGCCACACATGCCGCCCAGATGCAGGCAAAAGACCGGCGACATCAGGTTGAGATTTTTTACACTGATCTTCAGGCCGGACACCTGCCGGCGTCGTTTGATGAATTGAACGTTGTGGATGGGCTGTTGACGTTGAGTCAGGAGCCAACCATCACCCTGGGAACCGGTGACACGGTGTCCCAACAGACTTGGGCACAGATGCTGCTCGCAGAAGCCGCCAAGTTTGCCCGAGTGCCGACAGAACCGTTGGCCCCTGACGCAAAGGAGCCAACACGCGAAGATAACGCCAAACTCAAAGCCAAACGTGAGGCGTTAGCCAAAGACAAACAACAAGGGAATCCGAAGCTGTCGGACACCGACGCGCTCAAGCTCGTCGCAACCGAACACCCTGAGTTATTCCCCACCAACCAAGGAGCGTAGTCCATGCAAGCGATGTCAGGACCGATGACGGTCGAAGTTGAAAGCGCTGCGAGATTTTACGACACGGTGGTCTGGGGATCTGCTGATCGCAAGGTAGATCTGCCCGGTGCCGCCAAAGCGGGGAATATCGCAGGCATCTTGCTGCCAAAAGCCAATACCGCCGACGCGGATGGCTATGCGGCTGGCGAGTACGCCGACCTTGCCTTTGAAGAAGGCCGGGTCATTCGCTTCAACAAGGCGACCGGGTACACTGTAAGCCCCGGCGATAAAATGGTTGTGTATGATACGAATGGAAACTTAGCCCCCACGGGCGAAGCGTCCATTAGCGCCGGTGATAATGTTGAAATGTTCGGCTTTGCGACCGAATCCAGTGCCAGTGCAGACGAGTGGGGATTTATGAAGATCGCCCATAGCGTCTATCAGGGCTAAGGAGGCTCAGCAATGTTAGTAGGTGAAACATATAACAGCCCTGTGTTGACCGATTACGTGGTCAAATATGAGAATGATGCCGTGGTGGGAACGCGGGCGCTGCCCTATGTCCCGCATTTTAAGCTCGAAGGCAAATATACCGTCTTCGATAAAAAGAACAGGTTCAAACGGGAAGATACCCGCCGGGGACATCTATCAAAGGCGGGCCATTCCGATACTAAGGTCAATCGGGAAACCTTCTCCTGTGAAGGGTTCGCCTGGCGGGAGTTCATGCCGTATGTCGATTATGACAACGCCGAACCTCCAGTGCGCGATCAAATGGGCAAGGCGGACGCCTGTGTGAATACCGTGTTGCTCGATCAGGAAGTCCGGATCGCCGAGCAAATTTTTGCTGCGGCGACCTATCCGACCGCCCAGAAAATGACCTTAACTGCCGGAGGAACCTCTGATGGCTATCAACTCGATCAGTATGCCTCTGGTGCAGGAACCTTTTTTCCGATCATTGAGGCCGCAATTGCGAAGTGCTATCGTCCGCCGAATGCTGACTTGGTGGTTTTGATTAACCCGGAATCGTGGCAGATTATCAAACACCATCCTGATGTGTTAGCGCGGGTGTCCGGTGGGGCGACCACTGAGATGCCGGCGGCGGTGTTGAAGCGCGTGGTGGCGGAACTGATCGAAGCGGATGAGATTCTGGTGGGTGGCGCGAAGTACGACGGCACCTCCAAGCGCTCAACCGGGTCCTATGAGTATATCTGGGGACGCCACATGTTGGTCTTCTATCGGGCCAAATCGCCAAGCCGTGATGCCACGCAACTCGGCTCGACCTTTATCTACACTCCGGAACTTTCGCCGAAGGGATCGCAGACGATTCAAGTGCCTGGAGCCCAACAGGGCTGGCGGGCACGCACGTATGAAGATCTCGAAACCGGTGGCGGTGGTCTCTGGGTTGAGGTGGAAAACTGGGTTACTGAAAAACTGGTGGCGCTTGATTGCGCGTGCCTGATCCAGGATTGTATCGGATCAACCACGCCAACCACGTCGTAATCTGGTCTTTCTGAAACCTGAAACACTCACGGGGCAGGGCCTTGCGCCTCGCCCCGTTTTTTTGTATGATACGACATCCGGCATTCCTTTCCATCAGTCTCTGTGCGTTTATCCTGGCAGGGATAGCATTGTTTCTTGTGTGGATGCCCCCGATCCCCCAGGACCTGGCAGATCTGTCTTCACGGGCTGCGCCACAGATCTATCTCGACAATATTCCGGACGGCCTGATCTCCGAGCCGAAATTGTCTTCTGCGGTCCAGACGAAGCTCAACGCCAGTACCGGCAGCCAATTTCATACCTTAACGGCCCTGTCGTCCATCGATAATGCCGACGAACTACATGTCTACAATGTGTCATCCTCGGACTATTACAAGATCACGATGGCAAACCTCGCCTCTGGGATTTCCGGATCAGGGGAAGCCAATACGATAAGCAGCGCCGGGACAGGAGCATCCCTCGCGTATCAGAAAGACGGCGTAGACCTACAACTGAACGCCATCAAAAGCGAAAATGACCGCCTGTCTGTGTCGCTGGATTCCGGGACGCATGATGTCGAACTCACCATCAACGAGGCGAATATTGACCATGATGCCCTGACAAATTTCAGCGCGTCAGAACATTTCACACAGGCGAGTATTACGACCGTCGGCACTGTGGCAAGCGGGGATGTCTCCGCCATTGAAAGCGATCCGGGGGTGACCACCCATGAAAGCACCTATAATCACGCCAACTATAACACTGCCTATGGCTGGGGCAATCACGCAATACAAAACTATCTTGATCTAGATACTTATCCAAACACCGATACTAATAGCATAGACGACTTAACGACAAATACTTCTTGGGGTGGTGATCTTTCCGGCATCGGAGCATCACCTTCCGTTTCAAATGATAGTCACAATCATACAACGACGACTATTTCAGGATTAGATATTTCCGATGATACAAATCTCGCCGGAGGAACAAGCCTTACGCTTTCAGATGACACGTTAAATGTTGACGACGATTTTGTGCATAATAGTGGTGGCGATATAATGGCCCCGACGCTTACCATTTCAGATAGCGCCACAACATCGCCTTTGAATCTTACTGAACGTAGTACAACCCCTAGTTTACCATCTATAGGTGACGTTTATTTGGATGATGGCACAAATTGTGTCGGTGATGGTCCATGCTTACGACGATACACAGGAGCCGGATGGGAAGATGTGGATAATGTCGGCGGGGTCGGAAGTGGTGAAGCAAATACGGCCAGCAATCAGGGGACCGGAACATCATTATATTATACCAAAAGTGGAGTAGACCTTCAGTTCAATGCTATCAAAAGTGAAAATGATCGGCTATCTATCTCTTTAGATAGTGGCACACATGATGTAGAATTAACGATTAATGAAGCAAATATTGATCATGATGCTCTAACAAACTTTAGTGCGTCAGAACATTTTACGCAAGCGAGTATTACAACGGTTGGAACTGTTACCAGTGGTGATATTTCGGCTATTGAATCTGATCCAGGCGTTACGACTCATGAAAGTACATATAATCACACCAACTATAACACTGCTTATGGATGGGGAAACCATGCCTTACAAAATTACCTAGACTTAGATACATATCCGAACGCCGACATGGACAGTACCGACGATGTAACTGTTTCGACAGATTTGTCTGATACTGCCAATCTCTTGTATGAATCAGAACTTGATAGCGAAAATGAACTAGAAACGCAAATCGGAGTCGGAGTGTTTACAACCAGTGATGGGGCACTCTCAGATGACGATGTAAGTTTGGTAGATGTCCAGACGGCTCTCAGTAACGACTTTCACAACGCAGGCGGTACAGATGATGATATACCAGAGTCGGGTGACTTTGGTGCGGCAACAAATTTAGACAATAATGGGAGCCTCAGTATTTCTAATGAAACACAAGGCGATGTGTTGTATTTTAATGGTTCAAATTGGATTCGATTAGCCAAAGGAACAGCCGGACAAGTGCTAGAAATGAATGCGACGGCTACAGCTCCCGAATGGGATACCGATGATGGAGCCGGTTCTGCAAGTATTGAAAATGATGTTTATAGTTCTGGCTGGAACGGTGATACGACAAACGGCGCATCTCAAAATGCGATTTATGATTATCTCCATCAACTTGACACTGACGATGATGGCGATGTAGATTCTGTAGATTCATCTGTTAGTGGTGGTGCCTCTTTCTGGACGGCTGAAAGTACATTTGCCCGATCAGATGATGATACCATTACCATCACTGTAGATGATTGCACAAACTATCAAGCAGGCACGCCGATCAGATATTCGGCTGATGAATCTACCTGGTATTATGGTGTTACTGTAGCCTGCTCAGATATTGGCGCTACCATTAATGTGGATCTTGATGGAGTAGCGTTTAGTACCAGTTATGATGATTACTTACAATATGGCGATAGTTCAAGAATGCGTGCCAAAAATATTGTCATGCCTGGTAATTGTACTGTAGCTGATCCATTCTCACTCGTGCTCTATCATCAAGAAAATACCGCCTACCTTGTTCGGGCCACAGGTATCGCACAAGATACGGCTCCGGCTGGCAGTGCCTTGGAATTCAATGTAGAAGTCGAGGACACTGATGCCTTCAGTTCAGAAATTTCAATTAGCGCCGGGTCATCTTCTCAGTTTGATAGCGGTGTGACCGTCAACACGAGTAACTATGATGTGGAATTTGGCGAAACCATCCATGTCTCAACAAGTCAATGTGGAAGTTCAACGCCAGGGCAAACTCTGTCGGTGACACTCTCATTTATTTACCCATAAAAAAGGAAGTTACCTATGAAAAAATTACTGCTTAGTTTGTTGATTTTCAGTCTTTTACCATTTTTCACAATGGCCGAACCAGGTGACGAACTCTCGGGATTGCATAAGACCATTTGGCTCATTACGGCCCATAGCAGCCCAGATATTCTTGCTACATTGCTCACGAATATGAACAGCTTAGATGATAGTTATCAAGCATCAAATTCACAGCAAGAATGGGCTATTTGGCTCAAGCTTTATGTCGCGGTTGAATTCGGGAAAATCTATTATCAGCAAGTCTATACTGATATTTTATCAAAAATTATTGAATACAATTTTGGAAATGCCCAAGTTGCACCTGAATATCTCCCGCCACAAGGCTGTAGTAAGGTTAGTTCAACTATTACATGCGATGAAGATCCAACAGGTGAAGAACGAACAATTCTTCTGTGGCAACGGCTTAGCGGCACATTTACCGAACAATCTGTCACTGGCATTCTTGATAGTGGAACCTGGACATTTTCAAGTATTCCAATAGGAAGTAATTATGTTGTCGCCTATGATGATAATTTTCAATCGCTCCCAAGCCATTATTTTACTGTAAGTGAATAATATGCGAACAATCTTTCTCATTCTTTTTCTTCTTCATTGTATTTTTCACTGCTATGCCGGAGGCTATGGTGATTTATCTGCCGATTTCTCTACAATTGGCTTATGGCGATTTGAAGAATCTGGAAGTACCATTGACGATGAATCGACAACGGCTAATGATGCCACATTGTATAATACGTCTTCAACAACAGCATTTTTTGGGAACGGCAAAGTTTATGATGGAACATCAGCGTATGGAGAAGCCCCATATAATAGTGCCTATTATGATGTGTTAGCAGTAGAAGTCGTCTGCCAAGCCGATTGGGAAACAAGCCCTCCGGATAATAGCGCCTATCTTGTAGGCGTGTATAATGCTTGGCGGCTGAAATTTGAAACATCAGCCGATGGCGATGTTTGCTTTACGATACATCTTACAGGGGGAGAACGAAAAGTCTGCACGACCACTGCGATGAATGATTATGAAGGCGAATGGGTCTATATTGCCGCAGGGTTTGCGCGTCCGTATCTTGGTATCTATCTGAATGGCAACCTTGATAATTGGGCCTATTATGACGAGGCTATAAGTTTTACAGGAACGACTGTCCTGAAAATCGGAGGGTTTGATCAATATACCTTTCGGTTTCACGGGATTCTTGATACCATTCGGCTTTCTACGGCGACTCGATCAGCCGTAGAAATCAGGCAAACCTATCAATACATGAAAGGGGGATACGGTCTTATCAACTAACTATGAGCACGTATAAAACCTATCCGAATACGCCGGCATTCAATGAGACGCCGAATGGGGTTTTAACAACCTTCACATTCGATGAGGCGTGTGTGACGGGAACCTTGACCGTGCTTCAGGGGTCGCTGCCGTGGACGGATTACACGTACACGAATCCAACGACCCTGGAATTTGGCACCGCACCCCCGGCAGCCAGTGGCGCGGGGGATTTGTATATCCTGAGCGGCTGGTTCGGCGCAGAAACCCCAGCCTGGAATCCTCCGGATGGGAACTATTATTGTGATTTAGGTGACTTACAGGACCGGAAAGGCAATGATCGGTTGATTGATTGGGCAGATGATGACGGCGATGATGTCCCGGATGATACCGTGATCAATGCGGTGATCGCCTGGGCGTATCACGAAATCAATGCGGAACTCATGGAACGGTATGAAGACTATCTGCCGTTTACGAGCGCCACGTTGCCCGGCGTCATCCATAATATCGCGGTGACGTTTGCAATTTATCTGCTGTGTCAACGCGAGAAAGACCTGTATACAAGCCAAAAGGCGTATTCCAAGGAATATGATGAAGCGCGAGCGCGGTTACACAAGATCGCGGCTGGTGAGATCGCGCTGCAACTGGCGGACGGAACGACCTTGACCAGCCTGTCAGGTCGTCATGCCGGGAAAATCTCAGATACTCGGACGCCGATCTATTCACGCACAACAATGTATCCAATGGCGGAACGGTGGTATTAAATGGCAAGTACAAAAAGCTTTTTCCAGTCCGTGAAAGCGGCGATGGTCGCAGAAAGTACGTTGTCCGTCTTTGAGCAACGCATGCAGTGCTCACAGGCAGGCTATTTCAACCCGGAGAAGGTCCGACAGCCGAATCTCGTTATTTCCCCGGCGCAAGAAGCCCCTCGTCCGGCAGGGCGGCGGCTGCTGAATGCCCGTGACGATCTGGTCACGGTAACGTTTTACGCCTACGCCGAAGGGTTCGGAAAAGAAGAGGGGTTGTTTACGATTCTTGATATTGCCACGGTGTTGAAATGCTATCTGGAGGGAAATCAATTTGCCGGAACGACGGTTCCACGATGGGTGTCAACGATTTATCCAACATTCTTCGCACGGAATTTTGAAAAACTGAGCGAAGTTCGCATTACAATGGAATACGGCCTTCGCGGGGCCTAGAATAAAGCGCTGAAACACGGCAGGGCTTGCCAGGCATGGCATTAGCAAAACAAAATACCTATGTGGCGGTGGTGAAAGAATCCGTCCAGGGTACGATTGTCAATCCAACCGATTCGGATTTTATCCTGATTGATGAAGATTTCGATCTGGATACCAGTTATGAAGAAATTGAACGCGCCGTGATCACAGGCGGGCTTGATCCGCTCGCGTCTATTCTGGGCATGCAGGACGGCTCCTGCTCGTTTACCGTTGAACTCAAGGGTTCCGGCGAAGCGCATACTGCCCCGGAAAGCGATGCGGTCCTGAGAGCCTGCTGTGAGGATCCGACCGATCCGTTGTCTGCCGGAGACGGGGCCGTGAATACCGGCTATACTGCCTCAGAATTCGACATGACCGGCTCTCCCGGCTTTGCCGTGGGCGATGCGCTCAGTGTGGGCATTGACGGTGGTGCGGCGGAATATGCGGTCGTGACGCAGTGCAGTGGGACCACTACACAATGGATCAAGGTCGAACCGGAATTTTCCGGCACGCCACAATCCTCAGATGTCGTAAAATCCGCACCGACCTACAAGCAAAAAGGATCCGGGCATGACTCGCTGTCTGTCCATATCTTCCTTGATTGCGTCGGACAGGATGGCCTGTGGATCAAATTTGGCGGGTGTCGTCCAAATCTCACCTTTACGAATGTCAGTACCGGGCAAATCCCGAAGATGCAGTTCACGTTTACGCCCTGTAATTGGTCGGTGCAGCATACCGGCTCAAATCTGTCCACACTTGGACTCGCGCCGGATGTCGACACGGAGACCGTGCCGCCTATCTGCTTAAGCGCAACGATTACGTTAGGGGCGTCGCGCACCACGATCCACACACAGAACCTGGAACTTGATCTGGGGATGGAAGTCACGAAACGCCTGTCTATGATCCCAACGAGCGGCGTTCGATCCTCACGCTACACGAAGCGGCAGGTCACCGGCAAGTATGATCTGGATCTGGACGATGATAGTGAGTACACCGCATGGATCGCGCAAACCGACTCGAACTTGCTGATCAAGTTTGGGGATACGGCTGGCAATATGCCAGTGATCATTGTTCCGGATTGTCGACGGGCGAAAGTCGCGCCGGTGGATTCTGAAGGGCTCTGGATCTCCGATATCAATTGGAAGGCGAATCCGAGATCAACCGCCCTCGGGCCGGTGATCTTTGCGTTCTTTTAACCAGGAAAACTCACGTGTGCCGGGTCTGTCAACCGCAGGACCGGAGAACACGGACGCATATGGACATTTCCTACTTCACACAAACCCCCAGCGGCGAAGATAAGTTTCACCGTTGGGTCACGGTTCCGTTACCGGACGTCTCCGGTGACCCGTTGGAATTACGTTTCAAGATCCCCTCACGGTTGGAACTCTTTGAGGATTGGAAAAGCTGCATCAAACAGGAAACCGCGCACCTGCTGCTTGATAAACTGGTGAAAGACGACGACCCGGCGGCAGCCTACCTGACGGTCTTTATGCAATTGATCACGAACCCGGCCATTGTGGATCTGATGAAGTTGGCGGAACGCTGCGGGGCGAAATATGTGGAAACCTGGCGCGGCGTAAAAGATGCGTCTGGTAATGTCGTCAAATTCGAATGGATCTTCTTCAAGGAAAAGGTTTTGCCGGGGATCGTGGAATGGCTGATCAACACCGTGACGCAACTTGCGCTCCAGGCTGAACTCCAGACGGACGCGGAAAAAAAAATTTAATGGTCTGGGCCTTCCACCAGAAGGCCAACCAGAAGCGCGAGCACAAAGTCTGTCAGGCGTGTTTGATTGACGCCAGGCTCCGTGGGAAAAAGCGGTTGACCTCACAACCGATGCTTCCATGCCAGACGCATGGAACCCCATTTCTCTGGCCGGACAATGTGACCGCGTGGCAGGTGTGGAGTCTCGTCAACGCGCAAGTCTTCTTCTTGATGAAGACACAGAAAGAGATGGCGGCGCATCTGAATTTTGCTGCTCTCGTGCCCGTGGTGCAACTCTATGAAGACACCCGGCGGGCGCAACAACTCTTATTGGAAAAACTCATTCTCTGTCATCGCATCACGCAATCGCGTGGCGTGTTTGACTTTTTTAAAACCGTATGACACCACTCCCGATCATCACACTGCTGGAAGAATTCAGCGAGACGCTTCAACACCTGTGTGAACAGTGTCAGGCGTCTGCGTCGACAGCACCACCGACGCCACCAGACGACGAGCAAAAAGAAGGGGTGTCCTTCACGGTGGTCTCTGCGACTGAGCGCAAGCTGATCGACCTGGGGCAGGAACGGTGTCTCTATCTGCCGTTGACGAGAGCAGAAGGGCAGGCGCTGGGGGTGACGTACCGCACTCCGGCCCTGCGCATTGTGGCGCGATGAAGGTTACGATAGACGGCTTAGGTACACTACAAAAACGGCTAGACGGGATCCGGGATCGGCTGGAGAACCCTCGTCCGTTTCTGGAAACGTGTGCCGAAATTTTGGCAAAAAGTGCCGGGAAGACGTTTGATGCGCAAGGGCGGCCTAAATGGGTGGATCGGAAAGACGACCTGACGCACCCGATCCTCGATAGGACTGGCCGGATGCGCGATAGTATGGAAATGACAACGGAGACCGGGGATGCGGTTGTCCGGTATACCATCGGCAGTCGAGAAGCCTTTCTTGAAAAAGGGACGGCTGTTGAATATGGACAATATCATCAGTTCGGAAAGGGCGTTCCGAAGAGACAATTTGTAGAATTTACGACTGAGGATATTGAAGAAATACGCAAAGATGCTCGTGAATACTTTTGGGACATCGACCTATGACCCTTCCACTTGACACCCTTCTGCAGCAGTCTTTCGGACAGTACGCACGCTTTCACGCGATGCTCGTGCAGACGGTTCCCCCTGACCGATTTCAGACGGAACACGGTTTCCTCGTAGAACACTATTTGAACGCCATGGCCGCGAAATTGCGATCCTGGGGATTCAGTGATATTCCCTCGCCGCACGATGACGCGGGGTGGAAACGGGCAAAAGAGGCAGGATTTTTGTTCAAAACGTGGCTCACACGGCGGGATTCACGGGTCCGCAAAAAACATAACTTTCGACACCTGGAAGAACGCCGGATTGATGAACGGTTTTCTGTGCAGTTCAAGGGTTGGCCAGGTCCGATGCATCCACGTGATCCGATCATCCACCCAGGGGATCGCATCAACTGCCGCTGTCGGTTGGCGTTTAGCATGGAATAAGATGAAGAAGGGAACTGTCAAAAAGGTCTTGGTTTAATGCTGGTCGCGGGAGGGTGTGCGGCCTTAATTCTTCCCGTCTACCATTGGGCACGGTTTCCGGAATTGTCGCAAATGCAGGTCTTCCTTGCGACATGGAAGCCAAATATCCTCGGATGTCTCGCATTAAGTATAGGGATGTTCTTGTCTCGCTCAACACCGTAATCGTTCAAGCCCGTACTTCCATGCAATCTCTCGTTCAAGCGCCGTCTGGACTCGTGCAGCCTCGCACACATCCTTCCACCAGTGGAGCATAGCGTCATCGGTCTTGCCATATGCCATTCCGGACGGGCCCACGCTATCAAGAGTGTGCACCTCTCGCCAACTCCCCGAGTGGTATAGGGCTTGCGCAAGGAGCATTGTTGTGTAAAAAGAATTTTCGGGTAAAGGGGTGGTCGGAGTCGAACCGACTTTCCTGTTACGGATCGTCGAGCGTTCAATGTGGCTGGCCGTGTCACAGCCCTTTGGACTCATCTAGCACCCTCCCCGCCTGCTCCTCCGATGAGCTACACCCCCTTATACTATCAGCAGTACCAGTACCACAAGCCCCATGCCCGCCCCAAAGCAGGTCAGCGCCAGACGCCATGGCCATTGTTGCGTCCTTTTCGTGATCTCCGGATACACGTCATCCAAAACCGTGATCAGCTTCTTCACGTCAGACAGCGAGAGCCGGTCTACATCGGAATACAGCTTTTGCCGTAGCCGATCCGCCTCCGAATACGACAGGCGCAAGGTGCGCGTCAGGTTCTTCTTTCTACGTGTTAACATGGTCTGCTCCCTCTTGTCCTTCCTCGCATCCCTGATTCAAACGTTCAATCGCTGCTGAGAAATCGGCAGACGACACACCGGATTTTTGCTTGTCTTGAACAAAACGCGACGTGTCGCGATCTTCACGAACCGTCCAGAGAATTTTACGCGGAACAGTGTTTCATGGCTCAATTTCCACAAATGGACTCGCACGGAATGCCGTCTTTATCCCTATCTAGACTGCTATTCCCGCAGGTGTTTAGATGATAATAGGCTTCTTCACAGGACGTCATCTTGCCACACGTCTTTTTCGGCGTACAGGAGAATGCTGACGTGTTCTGTTTCGGCGTGGCTGTTGGTGTTGGCGTGGCGTCCTGTTTCTCCGGTTTCAATTCCCCGGCACAGGTGTCAGGATGCCACAGGCCGCGCTGGGCTTCTTTCGCGTCTTTTTGAGCCTCCTGAAATTCCTTTTGATAAAGATACGGCGTCTCATAGGTGTATTCGAAGGCGTACCCGTCTGCTATCATCATGTGGTTAACAAGCTCATTCCCGCCAATCCACACGTACCGGAGCATCCGATCATATTTGTCCCGGTTCTGCTGTGTCTTATCAGATTTCAGCTTGACCTTTTTTCCTTCGAGCAGCTTCTTTGCATGTTCAAATGCCTCTTTCCCGAAGCACTCCACCGGTTTGCGTGGGTCTTTCGTCTCTGGCGTATTAATCCCGATCAGCCGGATCGTCTCTACCGTGTTCCGGATCTTGACCTTAATCGTGTCGCCGTCCACAACCATAACCACGGTCCCGCTCTCGCTGAATACGCGAGGCGGTTCGATGACCGCCGTTGACACGGAGACGGCGAACAAAATAAACAGACTCACAAAAAATAGACGGTTCATAGGGTTACTCCTCAACATCCTTTGCTAATTTTTGAAGGCGCAAGGTTTTTTCTTCCTCAGCCTGTCGCAACTCATAAAGATATGTTGCGATGTGGCTATTCATAGATACGCCCCGTTGAGCACAATAAGCTTTAAACCATCGGTGTAGTTCAGGTTTTAGTTGTATAATAAGCTGTCTCGAGTCTTCACGTCTTGCCATAGAACCCCCCCCTATAAAGAAAAAGCCTTATTTGATAAATAATTTTCATAAAAATAACTGTTCGGGCCTCTTTTGTCAAAAAAAAACTATAAAAATTTATAAAAAAAACAGGTGGTTCTATTGACAAATTATAAAAAAGTACTATATTTATAATATAGTAACAAGAAAATACTATAACACAAAACACCGGAGGGGAACAACATGGAATACTCAGTACACGGCAATGTGATTCAGGTAAATTTTCAAAAAGCACAACCGCAACCAAAAGTACAAGCGGTTGACACCGACCTCTTAAACAGCATTGAAGCCTTCTTAGAGACCACCGCCCGGACCCATAAGGGCAGCAACAAACAATCCATCTGGTTCCGGAATGAGAAAAACATTCGCAAATACGTCACCGTGTACGCATACGTTGGCCGCGAGTTAAAAAAGGCGCAACGCATCGTCAATTACGCGGATCGCCTGGCCGCGTATCTAAAAATAACCGCCGTCGTGAAAGTATTTACCGCGCCGGCGGGAATGAGATTCGATGAGAACCACGACCCGATCACTGAGTTAGAGCAAGTGAGTGAAGCTCGGATCGCGGATGGAATCGCGAAGATTCGTCAGTTTGGCGTCTAAAAATCAGGAGACAAAAAAGCCTGTTTTAAAAAATTCTTGACAGAAATGTCAGTGTTTCGCATCTTCTCTTGAAAGGAGGATGCGATATGAACAAATGGAAGATTGTAACAATCGTCCTGGCCGTTATTGCGGTCCTGTTTTTCTTCGTGATCGGTAGCATAGGGAATGACGTCGATCATTATAAGCAGCTTGTCGAATCCCGCGATGTAACGATCCGAAACCTCAAGCAAGAAATCAATGACCTGAAACTGCAACTCGCCAGTCCCTCTCAAGAAGCTTCTTCAGTACCGGAAATAAAAGCAGAGTCACCCGTACAGCAACCGCAAGAAATCATAACCGTTACCCGCACGCGCTGGATCGAATTTCGAGACCTGTACCGGCGCAAGGGCGAAGCGGGTCAAGAACCGTCAACGGCATAATGGCTTCTTCCAATTTGTAGAGCGTAAATCTTGCCATAACAACAATACGTTCGCCAAAATGATTCCGAGCCAAGCCACACCCTCCAACCAAAACCATCCAAGAATGCTGAGAAGAATGGCGAGAATTCGCATATTGATCAGACCAGTATTTGTTACCACGGTTTTCCGCATGTCGGACACACACTTCCTTTCTTTTGCGCTGGAGGAGGACCTAACCGCACTCCAAATTTGTCTGGTGGGCCACCGGGCAACCCCTTTGATAAAAATTGCTGCAATTGCCGTTTTTCGGATTCTGGCAATTGAGTGTACCACTTTTTAAACTCGTCAACTGCCCAACTCATATTCTGTCCCCCTTGTGAGTTGATGCCCCGGCGTATTCCCACACGTTTGACACATTTCGTTTTTTTGAGGTTTCTGATAGTGATACGGAGATGCACCACAGATCGGGCAGACTACCGTCGGATCTCCAATAGCCCGCAACCCAAGACGATAATAATTTCGTTTTTCCAATTCAGATAACTTTGAAAACATCTGTTCTTCATCTTGTGCCAAGCGTGCCGCCCAATCTAATATACGCTTAGTCGCTTCAGAAGTGATTGTCTCCCCTGACAACAGTTCTTTTATTTCGCGAATAACGATAATTTCTTCCGATAAAAAGCGCTGATGCTGCTTGAGTTTAGCACGGGATTGCGTCACTAGGGTAAAAAGTACCAAGATTAAGAGAGCGGCGGATAAGAGAGGGTTAATGACACTCGCCAAGAAAGTTGCTACGGCGGGAAATTGAATAGAGGCCACTTGGACACCAAAAAACCCAACGGGGACACAAACAGATAATGCATCAACAGCAGTTAGAAGCTTCTCATATTTGGCAATGTGAGCTTTATGGAGGCTGACCGCACAATGTGCATCGATATTGGCCTCTTCGAGTTGTTCTTCTATGGTTTGTTTCATGTTTATTTTATCCCCCCTACAGGCTCTTATCCTATCACCCTAGAGAGTTTAGACCAGAGTTATCCATCTGATACGATCCTATTATCATTTTTAGAACACTATCTATTTTTACTTCCAGCACCTATTTCTTCTCTTTTGATTCAGGCGTAATTTCAATGCTTATAGAATATCCATTGTCATTTGTGACAATAACCAAACGAACAAATTGGTCTTGATCCTGGGCTTGTGCATATTTTTCTAACCGGTCGTCTTGATTTAAACCGGTTTTTAAGTTTTCTTCATACCATGTCAACACGTCTTGCGATTCTTCCTCAAAGATATTATAAAGAATCGTAGACACCATTATGCGATGTTGTTCATTTTCTTCAGAAATATCGTTGTTTTGGTTGCCACGCTTCAATAAAGGCCACTTCTTGCCAACCTGGATCGCAAATATCATCATCTAGAGGCCACGAAAATATTGTCTGTTGAGAGATAACATAGCCATCTCGTTTTGCATCAAACGTGATATGAAGATTATTTGCGGAACGAATATGTGCTAATTCAAGAATAATGCTATCCTGTTTCTTCGGGTGATAAATCTCTGGATAATGCCAACATATCACAGTTGAACCAAATAGCACAATATTTTCATGATGGACTTCTTTTACTGGCATAGCACAACAACCATGAACACTCCTATCGTCGATTTCTTCTCCTGACAATTTATAAAGATGAGGAAGAGCCGATGACAGGAGCAATCGGCCCGTTCAGGTCGCGATCCCTATCCTCATTATAACACGATCTATTTATCCCTCAAGCTTAGAAAAAATTGTATCTAACAAATCCGGTGTGTTGTAATCTTCCCCATAAATTACCATTTTGAATTTGTCCGTCCATTCGTCAGTAATGAGTATCCCTCCTACCTTCTGGTCCATGACCAATTCGGAAAGAGTTGATATGTTGAGATGGCTTTCCGCTATCTTTACGGCCATTTCTTTCGAAACAGTGATCGTTTTTGCATATTTTTCAAGCGGTTTGGTCTCAAAATCTCCATTATTATTCTGGATTAATTGCGGGGTACATGTTACGGTCAATGCCTTTGTATCCGTATGGATAAATGTCCGATAGACGGCCTCAAGGAGTGCCGTTTTTACGTCATTACGGTTGATGTCGGGATATTCATCTTGCATGAAAGTAGGAACAATCTGAATATGTAGCGGATTCTCTGATATGGTCTTGAATGTCCCGTCATCGGTGCTGTAAGAATACCATTCATGCAGAACATCATACACTGAATTATAGTGTGTTGGCGTATACCCTTCCGGTTCCGATGAAGGGGAAGCCGTTAAGGCTTCTTGTGCCGAAGCGAGATCTTCTTGACAAGTGCCGAGTTGTCTCTGTGTCTCCTGTAATTGTTGCTGAAGTCCCAGAATAATATCATCGCGTTCTTTAATTGCCTGTTCCCATTGCTTTTTGTTTGAACATGAAGTAGATAAAAATAATGCTATGACAATAATGAAAATCACACGATATGTTTTCATATCATTCTCCTTTTGTTGTATATTATCTCCATTATCTCAAATCGAATTAATATGGCATGGATTGGTTACGGGCGCAAGTTATTTTTCACTGCTCGTACCAACCAACTATGCTACAAGCGATATGCGCCCTAACGTTTGCGTTCAGGCGCTCCTGCCCGCCTGAAACTAAAGTTCAAAGCTTATCCAAAGCGTCGTGGCGGGCAGGAGTCGCTTGAAACGCATTGTTATAATCATCGCCAAATATCGAAAAACCAGTTATTAACGGAATAGGATTCAATTTTAAACCCATATTTCCTCAACTCATTTGCCACTTCCTGACGAGACGGGAATTGTAGCTCTTGTGATACATCATCGCTATATGGTTCACTTTTAGCAACAATCTTTCCAGCATAGACGCTACTTCCTTCACCATAAACAATGGACAACGAAACATCTTTATGACCTTCAACAAGTGGAAGCAGTTTGTCACTGAAAATATCAATCATTTGAGTCTCAAGCATTTTAGGTGTCAATTTTATCCCAGTCATTACGTATGTATGTTTTTTCATGCCCATAGTTGGCTGCTCCTTCTAAGGTGGTTATAACAATATTATTATAACGCCTTTAAATATTACTTCCCTTTTTGTTGGTTTATTCCAATATTTCTGCCAAATACTGATCAGCCGAACGTTTTAGTGTATTCGTTGGCTCTTTATTCTCAAACAACGCAGCCCATCCCTGTTCGTATACAGCCGTGAATGTCCGCCAGAACCAGTAAGGATTTAAATATAACGCACAGTCAATAAATTCCCATTCGATCTTCTTATCTTCGGTAAGATAGACTCCTTTTCCTCGAAACCCGTGCGCCATAGTATGCCGACCAAAACGATATATCACATCTGCCAACGTTTCAGGCTTTTTCTGCATATTTTCTCCCCAAAGCATATCAAGTCTCTTTTTATCCTTCTTACGCAACGGTCGGGAGAAATGTTTATCGATCTTGCCACACACCGTAAAGAAGCCTTCACGTTGAGCGTCCTTATCAGACATAGGCTGGGAGGGTCGGTACAATGCCTTCCCGAGAGCCTCTATGGCTATGCATGTCAGCAAGAATAATGGAAATGGGCTGTAGACTTTTCTTTGCCCGTCCTCCTCTTTGGCGAGTTCGTGTATTTGTGAAATCAGAAAAGTATCGAGTCTCTGCTTCAGCGCTGAGTAACGATCGTTTTCTTCAAGGGCGCGAACTTGCCCATATGTGATTCCCTCGCCTTGGGAATTTGGGCCAAAGATGACGTGATCTGGAACAGGCATATTATATTTACCCTTTGAATACTACATTACCATTATCATCTTTAACAGAAACAATTTCCTCATCAATGGCAATACTTACGTTGTCGGCATAAAATATACGGGGATCACTTTCATCGACCTTAACACCATGATCACAATTCACTGTCAAGATCCCTATGTATTCTCCATCGTTTTCTAAAAAATTTACTGTGTACTGCATAATATTTCTGGGGCGAAAATCCAAATAAGCGCGACGCGAAGCGTGGCGCGATGCGTATTTTTGATACGAGCAACTCCCCTGACTCCACACTGGACGGTTGCGCCATGACCAAAGGCAACCAACCATCACAAAACGCCACACCATATTTGACGAGGAGTAGCGTGAACAAACCTCGGCGCAACCGTGCTGTGTGGGCCACCATACCTCTCTTCCAATCATCGTAACGCATCAATCTGGAAAGCGCAAGACGTTTTTACAGCTTTTTGTTGTACTGCCCACGTTGAGTATGATATGCGTTATAACGGCAGGCATGAGCGGTTTGAAGCCCGCCGCCCACCGTTGTTAATTGTTCGCCGCAAAACTTGACGCGGCGGGTTTCAAATCCGGCTCCATGCCATTGTTATAAACCCCACAGTCAAAGCTTGTTTGCTCTGATTGCAGGACTTTAAAAGGCAATGGCACCGGAGTTTGGGCTAAACGTTCACGCGCTGATTCTGCGCGATCCGCTTCCAGTTCAAAGGCAAGAAAATTTATCCCAAAACTTTTGCAGACTGCCGGTAAACTGCCCATGCCTGAAAACGGGTCAAAAACGACACTGTCCTCATTTGCAAACTTGCTGAGATAATACGCAAGAGCTTTCGGATTCTTCGCCCATTTGAACGGCGGCTTCTTGCCTGGGATCGGCACGTCAACCACTTCACGGACGGCTTTGAACGGGTTGCTGTGGCCTTTCTCGTACCATAAACAGGGCGCAATCTTGCGCCCTATCTTGCCGACCATCTGCATATTGTTGGACGCATACCACCCCAAAACCCAACGATACGCCAAAGGCCCCGCTTTCAACGCGCAGATTGTGTCAGAAAGCCACTGCTGGCCCTGCCACATAAGACAGGCGCAATTCGGTTTCAACACTCTCTGAGCCAAATTTGAAAGCCACAGATAGTCTTCTATATTCTGATATATCGGTCAAAATTAAGTCGATAGACTCATCAGGGATTTCCTTTGACAAGGCTCTCGCGTCTCCGGTGTAAATCTGATTTGTTTCGTATGGGCCTATTTTCAAGTTTGTACTCCGTTGGCGCTAAGGTTTATAACGCCTGCGTTCACGGGGTTTGCCCGCCCCGGAACCAAGTTTCAAAACTGAATCAAACGTCGCGGGCGGGCAAAGTCCCGTGAAACGCTTTGTTACATGCCATACTCCATTTTTGTAGCGTCTAACACATTACATAATTCTGAATACGCTTCAACTGCCGGAGCCTCAAAACCATCTGGCAGTAAAAACGCATCAAGTTCTAAACTGCTGCCAGAGCGCGGAAACCATCCGGCTTTTTTCGCCAAATCGACAACTTCTTCGCGATGAAGCTGCAAAAAGATTTCCCATCCAAATTCACGCTTCTGATCGTCAGAAAGCTTATGCTCTAAATATAAATCCACAAGCTTCTCTGTTTTTTTGGTGAAGCCAATATCACCAGTAAGAAGCTTGCTGATTTCGCTCTGGTTGAAGCCTAATTCTTGCTCTACGTCGGCTTGTTTCCAGCCGAGGGCGGCCATTAAGGCCGCCATAATCTGCGCTGCTGTCGCGATACGTGGATACATTGCGAATCTCCCTTAGATGGTCGTTTTGATAGTACGAAAAGTGTTCACTGAGGCAGCAACCCCAAGCGAACCCTTGCGCAAACAATATTGATGAAAATGAAAGACGACCTCACCTTCTCCCATCTCAGGGCGACACAATTCTTGCAATGCCGGACATTCGCTTTCAAGCAGGGCTTTTACATCCCATACCTCGCTTGTATTGTCGCAATACATGTATTCCCACCCTTCTTTTCTCAAAACTTTTTCAAGGGGGTATAACTGTTGTTTTGGCTTGTTTAACATTGCCTGGTTTTTTTCATAAGCTGTCATGATTGAATCCTCCTGAATTTGTGTTTATGTTCCCTTTTTCAGCGTCACATGTAATATAATATTCAATATGAATATTGTCAAGTATTATTTATTCAAATTGAATGTTTTTTTGATTTCAGGAAGATTTTTAAGTTTTCAATGAGCGGTTACGCCTACGGGGAGGGCATGTAACGCCTCGCTTCAACAGCCCCAAAGACGCGGCCACCGAAGCTGACGTTAACAAGATTAATTTTCGCCCGCGTCTTTGGGGTCTTTTGCAAGCGTTTGTTCTAATGCCCCAACCAACAACTTTCTTTTTCGTTTTATCCAGTTATTCGCCCTTTCAATGACATCTTGATCGGAGAATACGGAAAACCGAGGGGCTCGATTAATTTGACATGTTTTCCACAAATGGCTTATCAATTCGCCATGAATATAAAAAACTGTACGCCCACTGCGGCCACGGCCTTTTGATTCGCATAGTTCAAGATTGAATTCAGAGTCTTTCGCGCACACATTATTTGATAGAAATTCCAAAAGATTGTCTTTAGTAAGTTCTATTTTTTCAAACATGACATCCTCCGCTGAAGGCATTAGAACGCCGCAAATCACCTGCAATGCCCGCTTGCGACGTGGTTTCTAATCTGCAAAACACCTGACGGCGGGCGTTGTCTGGTGAAATTGCTTGTTATGATGGCGCTCCTGTTTTGGCTGCCATTCTTTTTTTGGATGCTGCACAGCCGGGGCTCTCTCCTCGGAGCACTCCCCACGGAATATGTTCAAGATTTCCCGGTTACTCTCGTCCGGGGTCGCCTTTCTTATCAATTTATGACGACAGGTTAGCTCGTCCTTTCCGAGTGTCAGCCCTTCTCACTTTCAGGGTTCTCGCCCTTTCTTAGCTCAGGGAGCCTGCGGGACAATTCCGGGGCTACTCCATCTGGCCCACTCATCAGGAAGCCCCCGCCTTGCGGCGCGCGGGAATTCGTAATGATCTCTGCCGGAAATTCTTCCATCCATCTTCCCTGATTCCACAGTTCAAATTGACGTGTCATACAAGCCTCATAACGCTGAAAATCACGTGGTTTGCCATAGCGGGCAACCACGTTTGGACTACGACAACATGTGAGCGGAAGTGCAACGCTGGAAACTGCTGACAGCGGGCAAACTCACGTGCATTTTATTGTTATGAGGTTGCATGGATGCCTTTTTTTGTTAATTCAAGCGTATCTTTATCAAACAACCACATTACCAAACCACTTTCAACCATTTTTTCAATCTCCGTCGTAATGGTATCGCGGTCTATGAACAATTCATAGCAAATATTCGAGACAGTGAATCTTTTTGCAGCAATTCCAATACTGCCATAACGCAAACAATGATCTCGCATCCACTTCAATAAATTTATTTCTCGCATACGTCACCTCTGCTGATTTGGAGCGTTATGACGGCGTTCTGCACTCCACCTCTCGGCTTCTTCTTGTGCATCACGAACCTTTTGAGACTCCATAAGTTTTGCGACAATTTCATCAAACACAATACCGCAATTCCGCTCACTATTAAAATCTATTGCGAATTTCGTATAAAGCGCATGGTGCATATTATCATCAAGATAAATATCGCCAACTTTTGCGTCTGATTCAACAGCACATAACGCTACATACGTATTTTCTATTTTCCTTAATCGGATTGCCATTTAACGAAGCCTCATAACGGCCGGCCATCAGAAGCACAGGCAAAGAGTGAACCTGATAGCGGGCGATACAGTATATAGTTATTTCCTAATTTTTGCGGGCATCGGCCTGTGTCTTTTGCATGGCCTTGTTAGCAGGCAGTTGTGACGATAACAAGGCCGACTCCATTTTTGCCAATGCACCAATTGATGCTATAATGAGTTTTCCTTCATCGTCATCTTTTGGAACAATTTTCAAAACGAGTTGCAAAAAAAGCAAACAAAGCGATAGTCTTAACTGGGTAAAAAATATCTTTGCTAATGACATCATCTTCCTCTTTTCTTGTTCTGTGGGTGGCGTGGTTGGAATCGAACCAACGGGCCTCACGGCATCGCGAGTACGTGAGACAAGGTCTGTCCTCTCGTTACCCCTACGGTACACGCCACATATTCAAAAGCCTGCTAACAATATTATTCTTTAAACTCTCAACATAGATAATACTGACAGATGAACAGGTTTTTTGTCAAGGTATATTTACCAAAAAAGACCCATTTTTTATAATAATTTTTGCGAGAAAAACTTGACAAAT